ATGAACAAGAAAGATTTGGAAAAACTCGGCTTGACAGCCGAAGCAATCGAAAAAGCAGGTCTTGGATCTGATGTTTTGGATCAGATTATTATCCTGCACGGCAAAGACATCGAAAAGCACAAAACCGACCTGTCAGCAGCTCAGTCCGAATTGGATGGCGCGAAGAAGCAGCTCGAGGAAGCCAATAAGACTATCGAGAGCTTCAAGGCTATGAAGCCGGAAGAGCTGCAAAAAGCGGCTGACGATTGGAAAGCGAAAGCCGAGGTAGCTAAGGCAGAAGCTGACAAGACCATCGCGGGGTTGAAGTTTGATCATGCCCTGGATGGTGCGCTTACAACCGCGAAAGCGAAGAACGCGAAGGCGGTCAAGGCACTGCTGAAAACAGACGATCTGAAGCTGGCTGATGATGGCTCAATCGTTGGGCTGAATGAACAGTTAGAAAAAATCAAATCCGAAAACGATTATCTGTTCGAATCGGACACCCCCGATCCGAAGATCATAACGGGCGGGAAACAAACTACGGACGCGCCTACAGGATCCTTTGCAGAGGCTATCCAAGAAAGGCTGTCCAAAAAGAAATGAGGTAAGTTATGGCTCTTACATTAGCAGAGGCAAAACAACTTTCACAGGATAAACTCACCAATATTGTTATTGATGAGTTTAGAAAATCCGCCTTGCTTGACGTGATGATCTTCGATGACACGGTCAAGCCGCAGGGCGGTGAATCCCTAACCTATGCGTACAATCGCATCACCACGCAAGCGACCGCTGCTGGACGAGCGATCAACAGTGAATATGGCGCTCAGGAGACCAAAACCACGCGCTACACGGTCGATCTAAAGCCTTTTGGCGGTAGCTTCAATCTTGATCGCGTGATTATTAACCATGAAACACAGGTCGTCAATCACATCCAATTTCAGATCGAGCAGAAGATCAAGGCAACCCGCGCGTTGTTTGCCGATTGGTTCATTAATGGCAATTCAGCTACCCCCACCCAGTTTGATGGTATTAACAAGGCGGTTACAGGCAGTTCGACTGAGCTTGAGCCGACCACAACGATTGATCTTTCAACATCGTCAAACATTGACACCAATTGGAAGGTCTTTTTAGACCACCTGCGGAAATTGCGCGCCAAGCTAGATGGTGCACCTAGCTTGTACATGATGAATACTGATATGTTTGGCATATTTCAGTCAGTCATGGATCGCGCCGGAATTAATCTTGCCAATAAAGAAAACTACGGCGATGAAGTTGCTGTTTGGGGTCCGTCGCTGGTCATGGCACTGGGCGACAAACCTGGCACTGCGAACCCGATCATCGGGGTGGATGCATACGGAGAAACCAGTATTTACTGCGCAAGGATCGCGCTGGACGGCGTTCATGGCGTATCACCCGAAGGATCTCCCCTTGTTCAGATCTATCTACCCGACATGACGGTACCTGGTGCGGTGAAGTTGGGTGAAGTTGAGATGGTTGCGGCCGTGGCCGTCAAAGCCACGAAATCCGCTGGCGTTTTGCGCGGCGTTCAAATTGTGGCTAATGGGGCTTCAAGTTAAGCAGAATTTTAAATTCAAGAGGGGGGCTGAATCGCCCCCCTCATTGGAGTAAACATGAAATTTGAAAATCTCGCTGATTTTGTTGATTTGTTTGGTAAGGTGTTGATCTTTGCCGGTTTGATTGAGGCGGTCGTTCAGAACCTGAAATTGGTCTACGACAACAAAACCTTCAGACCTAATCCCGACGTGCTGGTAAGTCTGGCTGTATCGGTGTTCGCCTGCGTTTTCTTCAAAATTGACATCTTCAAACTGGCTGCGTTCAATTCACTGTGGGAACCACTAGGCAGTATTTTTACCGGTATCCTCATCAGTCGCGGCGCTGGCGCTCTTCATGATCTGCTTGAGTTGGTATTTTATAAGTCATACCAAGCGCTTCATGAAAAAGAAGTTGCACGCAAGACATCTGCCAAATCGTAAGTAAATGCGATTCTACGTTTACGAGCACCAGCACAAAGCCAAACCATACGTTGACGCGCTGATGCACGCAGGGTATCGAGTTAAGCACAGAATAGCGGAGGGTATCGGTTTTGTTATGATTGACCATGAGTGGGACGGGCTATTCGCCGGCTATATACCAACTAAATTCCGCAGTCAAATTGCCGAGTGTGAGCAGTTGGGCATACCTGTTTTTGTTTATCCACACAGTGTCCGTCCCAACATACCGTTTGACTTGACCAGGGAATTTCACCCGAATATTCGTGCTTTGTTCACTATAGCAGAAGGTCATAAAGTGGTACTGAAAAAATTGGGGTATCCAAATCCAATCGAGGTGGTCGGTTGGCCATATACAGAGATTTGTTCGTTCAGGTGTAATAGCTCGATTGAAAAAGTGCGCGTGCTGTTTGCCCCGCTCCATCCAGTAGGCGGTTCGTTTTTGCCGGATATTGATCGTGAGCTGAACGTAAAAACCTATAAATTGCTACTCGGACTGTTGGACAGAATTGATCTCACTGTGCGGCATATCGGTTCGCTGAAATACAACAACATTGAGCCTGATCAGCGCGTTAAGTTTATCGCTGGGCAAATGGATGGTTCAACGGACGACATGGATAACGCTGACGTTGTGATTGGGGCATACACATACGCTTACATGGCAGTGGCGTTAGGTCATCCACTGGTAATGCTCGGCGAGGGTGTGAGACCCCACAACAGTCCACGCTCTGGCGGCCAGTTGTTATGGGCAAAGAACTGGGAGAAATATAGGGATTACATGGCTTACCCGTTTAACGTTGAGGACTGCCAGACATCGGAGGATTTGTACGACATGTTGAAACTGGCAATGGGCGGTGATCAGGGTATTGATAATTGGAAACAGCGCTTCATTGGCGAACCGTTCAATGGACAGTCGTTTGTAAAGACTTTGGAGAGTTATTTATGAGCGTGAACTTCACTAAACGCGTTATCGACCTGCCAAATCTCAAAAATATCAACAAAGCCATTCCTGGCGGTCGTGTGGGCGTCAAAACCATCGAGGGCTGCCGGCTGGCAAAACTTGCGCATGATAGAGAAACCATCGTAGAGATTGGCGCGGCAACGGGCAGATCTGCGGCGTTCATGGCGTCCGGTCTACGCTATGCCAGGACCAAAGGCACTATTTACAGCGTAGATATTTGGGATGATGAAAAATGGCTGGCAGATTATAAGGCGAATCTCAAGAAACTTGGACTGCTTGATTATGTTGTGCCGATAAGGAAGTCATCCGCAGAAGCCGCCGCGGAATGGGATAAATCCATTGATCTACTGTTCATTGATGCTAATCACTCATATGCGCATGTCAAACAGGACTTTGAACTATGGTTTCCCCTCGTTGTCAAAGGCGGCTTGATCGCTTTCCACGATTACGGCAGCGAGGCATGGGAGGGGGTTACACGCTTCGTGGATTCAATCCCCAATAATAAATTACGGTGCATCGGAGTTCATCGGACGCTGTGGGCAGGGGAGGTGCAATGATCAGCTTGATTATCGTGGCTAATAACAAATGGGGCGACTTTGCGACTCCCTATATCGAATCGGTATTGAGGTATGAGCCGAATACCGAAATCATCCTGGTGGACAATGGTTCTCCGGAGCCTTATCCGTCCAGTTGTGATTACCACCTGATCCGGATTGATCCGACTGAACACTATAACTATATGGCGGCACTCAACGCTGGTGCACGTGCGGCACACGGCGATTGGCTAATGTTTTCCAATGATGATGTCCTGTGCAAGGGTGCGTTTGCAAAAACAATTGAGAGCCAATCTTTTAGCTGGCTGTATGGCATGGAGGTCAGGGAGAAACCTGCCAAGTGGGGTGCAGGAAAAGATTTTTGCTACGTCTATGGCTGGCTGCTGATCATGCACCGCGCCGTGTGGGAGATTGTGGGCGAGTTTGACGAATATTATCTGCACGCCGGCTTTGACGATCTTGATTATTCCTGGCGTTGCCAAGAGAAGGGCGTCCCATTAAAAATTTTAGATTTGCCATTCGTTCACCTAGCTGATCAACCTGGTAATTTTCATCGAAGAATGACTGTTGAGGGATACAAGGAAAATATGAAGCGTTCCAAAGCACACTTTCTGGAGAAGGTACTATGACCGCTTACGCAAATTGGGAATTTTACAGCACTACTTATCTCGGAACAGCCATAGCACAAGCTGCGTTTCCAGCATTGGCTTTGCGTGCCAGCGCGAAGATAGACCAGATCACCTTCGACCGCGCGGCTGCAATTTATGAGGCGGCAGAGGACACCGAAACCATCACCAAGATCAAGCTTGCCACCTGTGCGGTAGCAGATGAAATGCAGAGACAGATTAGCCAGCCGCGTGAAGTGGCTAGTGAACGCGTTGGAAACTTCTCACAGAACTATATCGTTACCAAAGACATGGAATTGACCAGCGATCAGCGCCTGGCGAACGCGGCAAAATTGCATTTGGGCAGCACGGGTCTGATGTTTGCTGGTTTTGCGGCTGGTGAGTATGGAGGAGCAGCAAATGCGAACTAATACCGCCGCAACGCTTTATTCAAGGTCAGTCGTAAGCGGTTCGGAAGTCTGGGCGCGCTCTGTTATCCCTGCCGTGTTTTGGGAGCAACGTAAGGCGGCTAATGTGATCAAGTCCGGGCTGCTGGAGGCCGATAAAGCCGCTGTGTATATCCCTGACATCAGCATTGCCATCAAGATTGGCGATATGCTGGTCAAAGGGACGGCGGATAAAGTTATTTCACCCAGTTACACCACCAGCAATCTAAGGGCTGATTACGAGGTCATTCAGGTCCGGAGTGTGGATACGATGGACTACGGATCATCGCATATGCAGCATATCCAGGTGGGAGGTAGTTAATGGCAAAAGGACCCGTTATTAAGACCCCGCGTGGAAGGATATTTATCAACAAAAATGGAAAGGCTGAATTGGTGTGGAATACCAACTTTCAGCCGAAATGGCAGAAACGCTATTCGGAGGCGCAAAAGTTTGTAGATTCCGAAGTACTGCGGTTGTGTGAGCCATATGTTCCATTGAGAACCGGTATGCTGATCAAATCTGGAATTTTAGGAACAGAGATCGGTAGTGGTGAAGTGAAATATATTGCACCATACGCTCGCCGGCAATATTACAGCCGGCGCAAACCAGGTAGTCAAACGGGTCCGCTCCGCGGTCCATACTGGTTCCAACGTATGAAAGAGGTTCATGGGCGGCGCATTATTGAAGGCGCTCGAAGGATAGCCGGAGGTGGCAAGTGAGTATTATCAGCGCAATCCAGGACTATATCAAAACCTATACCAGCTTGAAACATGGTGCGCCGGTTTGGGTAGATTTTTTAGGTCCAGAACCTACGCAGTACGCCATCACGCCCTTACCTGGTACGCGCGTGCTGGAAGAAGATATTGTCGGAAACAAGATCATGAGCTACCCGTTTGCCTTCCAGACGATGGAAAGCACAGCGGATGATCTAGAGAGGCTGGAAACGCAGGGATTTTATGAAGCATTTGCGGAATGGCTGGAGTTGCAGTCTGAGAGCGGCAACCCGCCAGTGTTGGGAGAAAGGCAGATTGCCGAGAGCATCGAAGCGACCGGTTGGGGCTACTTGTATGAACAAGGCGACAGCCAGACCGGAGTTTATCAAGTGCAATGCCGGCTTGTATACACACAAAAGCCGCGCGAAGAAGAATCAGAAGAAAGTTCATAAGAAAGAGGTAGAAAATGGCAAGGATAGACCGAACCCAGTTTGTCACATTTTTAAATGTTGGAACCCAATCTATGCCGGATTATGCTCTGGTTGGGCAGGGTATCACCTCGGCGCCTGTGAATTACCAGCCGCAAACCGAGGAAGAGCAGTATATCCATCAAAAATCGGGCACAACATCCATAGTCGGATATCGTCCGACCATGCCAATAGAGATGAAAATGGACACCGATGATGAGGTTTGCATGTTTGTTGATGGGCTGCGCAGAGAGCGAGCAACTCTAAGCGATGCTGAAACCGACATCATTATGGTGTATCTGTACGAAACACCGGTCGGCGGTGAGTATCCTGCCGAAAAACAGACCGTACAGGTTCAGATAGACGAATTCTCTGGAGAGCCAGGCGCCAATCCACTGAATTTCACATTCCTTTTCCAGGGAGATGCAGTGCAGGGTATGTTTGATCCAACTGACGCCACCTTCACGTCTGAAAGCGAAGGCAGCAGCTAATGAGCAATATGAATACTCTGAAAATATCTGGCATTAAACGGATTGCTATCAACGACGATCCAAACAATGTCATAGAGTTCAATCCAACAGACGTTCTTTTTGTTGAGCGTTTCTACGCAATGTGTCAGGAGTTTCAGGTCAGGCTGGAAGAATTCGATCAGCGATATGCGAAATTGAATGAGGTCGGTCTTGATGAAAATGGTATGTTGACTGATGCGAATGATAATTTCGCATTGCAGAAAGAATTCTGCACATATGTCCGTAGAAAAATAGATGATCTGTTTGGTAATGGAACAAGTCAGAAAGTTTTCGGAGATGCGCTCAGTGTGGATATGATTACAGACTTTTTTGAGGGAATTACTCCATTTATCTGGGATGCCAGGAATGAGAGAGTGAAAAAGTATTCGAATTCTGTTACGGATAAAAGGCGGTCTATGAAGTGAACATTCTGACTGAAAGTCTTCCCCTTGCTATCGAAATTGATGGAATTGAATATGAGATCAATTCAGGCTTTCGCTCCTGCCTGCGGATTATTCTGGCGTTTGAAGATAATGAATTGGCGGATGCTGAAAAACGAATGATCTTGCTAAATAACCTGTACAAGTCCATGCCACACGATATCCCGCAGGCGATTAAAAAAGGTATCAGGTTTCTTGACGGCGGCAAGGATAGCGGCAATGGCGAAAGCAATGGTGAATCGGAACTGCGTTTGTATTCGTTTGAGCAGGATGCGTCGTACATCATGGCAGCATTCAAACAGACGCACGGTATTGATCTTGACGCGGTTGAGATGCATTGGTGGAAATTTCTGGCTCTCTTCATGGATTTAGGCAGCGAAACTACCTTCAGCAGTTTGGTCAGTTTGAGAAAGCGTGTAAAAACTGGCAAAGCAACCAAAGAAGAACGCGCAGTCGCCAGGGAAATAAAGGAAATCTTTGACTTGCCAGATATTGATCGCCGCACACTAGAAGAACGCGAAGCAGAAGCACACTTTATGGAACTGGTAGCAACAGGAAAGAAACAACACAAACAGGATATTGAGTATCCCGAAGAGGCAATTAATGATTAGGATTTTGTGCTATTTGCCTTTGATATGTGACCTGATACTTTTCCGGCTTACGCCCCAGAAGCGCGAGAGGCAAAAAGACCAAACCGAGACAGCCGGTCTTGAAACAACCATATCCTTGAGGAACATTTTGAACGGAAAGAACCGTCCAGCCAAGATCCTGTTCTTTTTTCATTCCTTTTTTCAGGTCGTGCTTATTTTTGTAGATTTCAACTCGCACTTCAGTTTTAGCACCAGCAGTGGTTGTTTTGGACATGTTTTCTCCTTATGTACGAAACGATGATTTGTTAATTATGATACAGATTTTATTATACGAGGTGTATTTTGGCAGCAGGATATGATGGAACGATCAGAATAGATACGCGCGTTGATGAAAAGGGATTCAATGAAGGTGTCAAACGGTTGGGCGGCACACTTAAAAATATTGCGACCGCAATATTGTCATTACTAAAAACTGCCGCAATTGGCATTGTAGTTCTTTCTGTCGCGTTTGTTGGATTAATTGCTGTGGTTGGCAAATGGTCGCAAGAACTAACCGAAACGCTGCATAAAAACCTGTCCGTTACCACTGCCATGCGCGATCGGGTCGTTCAGCTCAAAGGTGCGTTTGATGGATTAAAAGGCGCGGTTATGGCTACTGGCGCGACTTTATTAAATGCTCTTGCCCCAGTCTTGTTGAAAATTATCGATTGGCTGGTAAAGGCTATCAACTGGGTAACCATGTTTGTAGCTGCACTAACCGGTCAAAAGACAGTTATGCAGTATGTGTCAGGTGCGGTGGATTCTGCTGCCGGATCGACTGCCAAACTGGCAAAAGCCACAAAAGACACGGAGAAGGCTGCAAAGGGTGCTTTGGCTGCCTTCGATGAGATCAACGTCCTGCAAATGGAATCCGCCGATGAAGCCGATACGGGAGGTGGAGCAGGTGGAAATGTTATCATGCGAGAAGTTGCGGTTCCTGAGGATTTTATCAAAGATTCGTGGATAGGGTTTAAGCAGTGGTTCAAGGAAGACATAATTGATGTAATGAGTGGTTGGCTTGCCGATGTATGGAAAAATCCATTCGCAGAGGGTACTAATCCTATCCAGAATCTATTAGAAACACTAGGACTGGAAGAAAATCCCATTAAATTGTTTTGGGAATGGGGGATCAGCGAGGGTACAAATCCTATTCAAAACCTTTTAACTTTACTGGGAATTAATGCATCAAACCCGCTAAGGCTTCCCTGGAAGCTCGCAGAGCCTGGCACTAATCCTATCCAGAATCTATTAGAAACACTAGGACTGGAAGAAAATCCCATTAAGCTACTCTGGGAACTTGGTACAAAAGATGGTTCTAATCCGATAAAGAATTTGTTGGACGAGACAAAGCGCCGATTTGACGAGTTTGACTGGAATGCTCTGTGGACGGACTTGCAAATCGGTGCAGCAAATGCAGTTCTACGCGTTATTGAAAGCGTCTCTAATTTAAAAGCACGCATAAACGAAACATTTGATGGAATCAAGAACTTTGCAAAAGGCACGATAAATTCAATCATCGATTTCATCAACGGAATGATTCGAGGGATAACCACCGGAATCAACGCAGTGATCCGAGCGCTTAACACCATCAAAATAGACATTCCAGCAACATTCCTTACGCCGGCGTATTCTTTCGGTTTAAATATCCCGACCGTAACCGCCCCCCAGATACCGCGTCTTGCCACTGGTGCAGTCATCCCGCCCAATGCCGAATTCGCTGCAATACTCGGAGATCAACGATCAGGTCGCAACCTCGAAGCCCCTGAAGGACTTATACGCCAGATCATCCAAGAAGAACTTGGAAATATCCAGACCGATATCGAGATAAAATTTGCGGGGTCGTTGGGGGCGCTGGTGCGCGAACTCAAGCCATACATCGACAAAGAGAATACACGCATTGGCAATAGCCTGGTTAGAAGGAGTGCTGCGTGATCATCATAGACGGTGTTGAGTATGATATTCCAGTCATCAGCATAGAACGCACGGCTGACTTTTTGGATAAATTTGCAGAGCGCACTGTTGATGGCGTTCTGCACCGCGAGCTGATCGGTGTCTACTTCAACTACCGCTTGCAGCTCGGCTCTATTACAGATACAGCGGTGTATGCCGCGCTATGGGCAAAACTGACAGAGCCGCAGGAATTTCACACTGTAACTGTTCCTGATGAATCGGGCAATTATACGTTCACGGCTTACTTTTCGAATGTAGGAGACAAGCTGCGCAAATCACAAGGGATACAGAATTACTGGAAAGGGTTGACCGTTAATTTCATCGCCAGGAGCCCTGCGAGAACATGATCACCAAACCGCTCATTCGCCTGACTGTGGGAAGCGAAACACTGGAATTTTCCGGTGAAGAGGTTACCAGCGCCACGCTCGTTGAAGAGACCAATATCATCGGCATGGAACTTCCTATCAGCGCGCTAGAAGCGAAAATCATGAACTACGATGAATCGTTCTCCATGTTTTCCGGATCGTATTTCAGCTTATTGTCCGAACGCTTGCCCGTTGTGGCATACGAGAATGTAGATGGTGAACTTCAGTTTTTGGGAAAGTTCTATTTATCAGAGTGGAAAAACACCAGCGAGCACGAGTTTGAGTTCCGGGCGGTAGACATCATTGGTATATTGGATGCCACAGATTACGACGGCAATTTTTGGAGCGCGGATACTCCGCTCGGAACAGTGTTGGCGCAAACGTTTGTACCAATTAATGTACTGTACACCCTGGATGAGTCTCTTCAAAGCGTGCCAATCAGGGGCTGGATTCCGCCGGGCAACTACCGAGAAGCTTTGCAGCAGATCTGCCTGGCTGCCGGCGCCGCCGCCATCAGTGTCAGAAGCGACAGACTGCAAATTCGTCCGGTCGTTATACCTACGCAGCACTTTGATTACAGGGTGCGAGATACAGACAAACTCATGGAGCAATCCATCGAGCTGCAGACTCTGGTGACCAGTATAGAGCTGGTCTCACATAATTACACACAAGGTAGTGAGCTGGAGGAAATATTTAATAAGGAATTGGAAGCCGGATCGCACAAGATCATTTTTGAAAAACCCTATTACAACATTGTGGTTGACGGTCCTGGATATGATCCAAGTTATCTAGTTACTGAAGATGAAGAATACATCATTACTGAAGCCGGCGATCAAATCGAAGTGGGCGGAGAGTATGTTTTTGGACCAAATGTCCTTTACCTTGAAATGACACAGAGTGGGATCATAACCATAACTGGATATCCCTGGTTGGATAGCAAGCGTGCGTATATTTTTCGTGAAACGGGAATCACAGAATATGCGAACAAAAATGCTTTGGTGGTGGATAGCGCCACGCTTGTGAATATGGATAATGCGCAAATAATACTAGACCGCGTGCGCGACTATTACAGGCAGCGGTACAGAAAGACAATTACGTTATTACCATCTGAAATCACGTTGGGAGATATCGTACTAACGAGAACACTTTATCAGAAGAATATCCTGGCTACCGTGCAAAAGATGAGCACGGATTTGGCAGGTGGATATTTGGCACAAACGGAACTACTCGGAATTGAGCCAGCATACATTGAACCGGTTGATCATCCAGCCAGACGCGCCAGGTCAGGCGTAGCTACATGCGGAGCTGATCTGACCAGACAAAACATGTTCAGGGAATACGATCATGAATGAGAGGAAATATGAGCAAGAAATTTTCAGATTTTGAGAGTAATCCGGATACCGTGTTAACCACGCCGGCACCTGGTGATCTATGCCTGATCTACGACCAGAGTGAGCCGCTAGAAGTAAATAAAATCAAGGTCATTTCATATCAGAACCTAGTAAATCTTGCTGCCCAAGCAGCATTACAAGCATTGGTATCTGGTCAAGCAGCTGGCGATTTATTTTATGCTTCCGGACCCGCGTCGCTTGCACGTTTAGCGAAAGGAACAGCAGGACAGTCCTTAAAAATGAATGGAGGGGGAACAGCGCCTGTGTGGGGATCGTCATTATCGTGTTTTGGAAGTGTATATAAATCGAGTACCGATATTGCTACCACAACATATGCGGACATACCAGATGTAAAAATTGACCTGACGGTTCCATGCACTAGTACACTAGTTGCCATATTGGGATTTCACGGTCTCAAGTATGGCACCAGTGGGCGCCTGTTTGTGCGATGGTCAATTGATGACACAACCCTTAATGAGGTTTCGCTGGAAAGCCATAGTGCGAGTTGGAGTCACCCTGTTACGGTTATCGGATTCAAACAGAGTGTTGCGGTAGGTAGCAGGGTTTGTAAGGTTCAAGCCTATGCTGCCGCAGCACCTAACTACGGATACATGGAAAGCATAACTGGAATTGTTCTGGGATTTGCAGAATGATGGAGTAACGATGGGAAAGAAATATACCAAAAACACGTGGACAGATGAAGAACTAGTAGATGATCCTCTGTACAACATCCTGCAATCTGATGATACTCCTATCAATGAAGAAGTAAAGATCGAGCTTTCAACAGAGGTCATTGCCGCTGGATCGCCGGTCAACGCGTCCAGAATGAACAACATAGAAAACGGCATCGATGCGTTGGATGATGCGCTCGATCTTGAAAATGCGCCAGAAAAAGAAGAGCCAATTGCAGGAGATTTATTGTTGCTGGCTGACTCGGAAGATGATTATGCTCATAAGAGCGTAGATGTAAGCGCTTTGGGTGGGGGAAATGCCCCAGAGACTACCGCAGAGAACGATTTCCAGGTAGGAAATGGATTAGGAGCATGGGTAAAGAAGACACTGGCAGAGGTCTTGACAATCTTGGGAAAAGCTGCTGCCAATGGTCTGGCGTCCCTCGACGCCTCGAGCAAGGTGATACAAGACCCTGCTAACGCCACGTCTACCCCGACCGCATCAAAAATACCAATAGCGGATGCCGGCGGGAAGCTTGATGGGTGGGTTAAAAGGATCGTTGAGTGGCGCGTAATTGGAAAAGACGCTGCATTGACAACTGGTGATGGCAAGGATTATTTCATTGTTCCAGCAGATCTGGATGGCTATAAGCTGGTGGATTTTGATGTCGCAGTGGATACCGTCTCCAGTTCTGGCGCTCCGACAGTGCAGCTGCACAATGCCACGGATAACCAGGATGTATTATCAACCCCGGCCACGATTGATGCCAGCGAGTATACCAGCTACACAGCGGCAACTCCACCGGTCATTGATACCGACCATGATGACGTTGCCACCGGTGATCGACTCCGCTGCGATGTAGATGCAGCTGGTACTGACACAAAGGGATTAACGCTGATCATGGTGTTCCAGGAGAATTAAAATATGAACTTTGAATCTGATCCTGGTGATGGTGGAATTTATGGGTTTAGCGCATCTTATGCTATTGCGCGTTTAACGTCCAGCGCGTATTTCGGCGGCGAGTTCTTTACGGTTGGACAGGCTCAAACTGGAGGGGCAGTATCTTATGTATACCGATCTTATTTAAAGTTTGACACATCTCCTATCTCACCTACGGCAACCATCTTACAAGTTAATCTAAGAATGGTTGCGATTTTAGTCAATGTTTACACGGGAACAGATTTTGATATTCAAATTATTAAATGCGATTGGTCCGCTTTCGATCCAGTAGATGATACCAACCGAGAAAATGTTTACGATCTAATCCTTTCTGAGAATCAAGACAACTCCATTTGGAGAAATACATCCGGAATGGCTATAGATACCCAGTACACCAGTGGAAACCTTGATACGGATTGGATAAATAAGGATGGATATACCTATTATGGTTTGCGAAGCAGCAGAGATTTTAACTCCGTTGGTCCTAGTCTTACAAGGAATGAACTTGTGAGAATTGGCAGCGGTGATAATGCTACCGAGGATTATCGTCCAGCTTTGATCGTTTCCGTTGAAGAACCAGGAGCTTTTGTTCCACGCACCATGATATTTTTCGACCGCTCTTTCGATTGGGGATGGCGAAAAAAAGACGGTCTATGGCAGCCACAGAACCCAGGACTGGTAACAATATAGAGGTGAAAGATGATATTAGGAACTGACATTTCACACTGGCAAACAAACGATGCAAGCAATCCGCAACACTTTTTTGATCCGGTTATTGCAAAAGAGAAAGGCGTAGAGTTTGCCTTCCTGCGCGCGTCAGATGGAGCTACGAACGATAAAGCGTTCCAAACATTCGCACGTACATTCAAACAAGCTGAGTTGCCGTTTGGAGTGTATCACTATGCCAGACCGGCAGGCACTATATACGGAACAGCTTTGCAGCAGGCAGACCGATTCTGGAACCTGATAAAGGATACCGGATTTACCTTATCCCCTGCTTTGGATTTGGAATGTCAGGGAGTTGGGCTATCGTTTACTAAAGTTTTTTTAGAAAGAATAAAAGAGCTTTCTGGCAGAACGCCAATCATTTATACATCGCCGGCGTTCTGGACTGGCTTAAAAGATTCTGGCAATGCACTTTGGGCGGCTGATTATCCTCTGTGGATTGCTCACTATTTTTCCTCGCTGATATTCCCCCAATACGGAATTCCAGAAAAAGTGATTAATTCGACCACATTGCCGAGTGTTCCTAATCCGTGGAAAAAGAAAGATAAGATGTGGTCTATTTGGCAATTTTGCGCGACCGGAGACGGCGAGTATTATGGCGGCGATTATGCAAAGCATAGCGAGAACAAAGTTGGTCTTGATCTAGATGTCTATCATGGCACGTTAGAAGAATTACTGGATGAATTGGGAAATGGAACAGAAAGCGGGGAAGTGATACAGCCGTCCGAGCCATTTCCAAAGCGCGTAAAGATCATTTCGGCTTTCTTGCGGGGACGCTCTCAACCGCGCTACTTTGAAGGTATATCAGCAGTGATCTTTGAAAAAGGTCAAATTCTCTATCGAACAGATGAAGAGCCGGTGTACGAGCCAGCCAGTGGTATCACTTGGATACAGGTGCAGGTACCCGATTGTCCATGCTGTGGTATGTGGATCAGCTCCAATCCAAAATACATCAAGGAGATATAAGCACATGGGAGAACGAACACTCGTAAAAGACCTGGTTCCGGTGCTGGACGATCACGGCAAGCGCATAGAGAAGCTAGAAAAGTCCAAAGACTGCTTTGATGACCATCTGCAAAAACACGCTGATGTTTATGATGAGAAGCTCAAAAACCATCAGGAAGTTTTATTTGGTGTGAAGGGTGATGATGGGCTAGTATTTGATGTGAAACAAATCATCCAAATGAAGAAGAATCTGAACAATCTGACATGGGCGGTGATCACAGCTATCGTGATTGAGGTTGCACTACGTTTGCTGAAATGAAAACGAAGTACACCAATTCGCTTGAAATATTTCATGTAATTTTATTAAAAGTGATTCTGAACTAACGGGACAGCAATTTGTCCACTGGGCTACCGCTGTTATATGCCCTTAATGCATCATCCTGGGTGACTCTCAAATACCTTTTCAGCACCTGAATATCTTCATGCCCCATGAGTAATTGCAAAGTATATATATCCACTCCGTTTCGGAGCATAGTAATTGCGAACAACCTTCGGAAAGAGTGGGGAGGCTGATACTCAACCTTTGCCCTTTCGGATAACCTGCACAGTATTTGCCTCAGTCCCGATGGTAATAATCGTTCTTTATGCCGATTGATAAATAATGCCGGATTCTCATCCGTTCTACCGTTTAGATATCTTCTCAACGCGATCCTTGTTTTACGCCCTATGTATACTGTTCGAAATTTACCGCCTTTGCCATGTAATACTTGCACAACTCCCGTTATCGCATTTACATTCTCAAGGTTCAATGCCAATAATTCGGAAGCTCGTATACCGGTATCCATCATAACCATCAATATCGTTTTGTCTCTCGAGCCAGCACACGCGATCATTTTCTTTATTGCTCCAACGTCTGCCGGTTCAAGAGGGATCAATTGCGGTTGCTTTATCTTTATCTTCAAAACGGAATTAGCCCAACCAGGCAGATCGTTCTCTCTTTCATACCAACGCAAAAATGTCTTGACTGTCCTGTAATATGCGTGGATTCCTCCTTGTGTATGGTTTTCTCTTTCTTGGAGCCACAGAAAATAATCCCTGACAAGGCTTGAATTCAGCGATTCCATATCATGTGCTTCATTCAAGAAACAATAATCAATGAATTTCGATAATTTCTTTTGGTAAAAACGAATTGTGCCCTGCGCTAGCCCCCGTGCTTTGCGGTCCAAAATGAACCCGTTAGCCCAGTCCAGCAAAGAACAAACTCGAATAATCCCTCGCTCTTCAGACAGAACTTTCTTTTCCTCGTTCATTTTTTTTCAAGAGAAATGCTGTCTATGAGCTCGATTATCACCTCCCCACCCTCAATCTGACCCTGATCGAGTGGGAGCGGATTTACAACCATGTCCGTCCGCATCGCGCCCTTGCCAATCTTTCCCCTGCCGAGTATATTCAGACTCATTACCCAGGGATGTCCCCGCTCCCTCTCACATCTATTGAACCCATACAT